TCAGTGAAGTTTGCTTTTATATGAGTCTTCAATAATATCCGCTGCAGCATTCCAGATATTTTTGATCCAAGGCGACATATAGGTGAAGCGTTGGTATCTATCATCACCTGCAGCCATAAGCCTTAATTCGGCAGCAATGATTGCGGGGCCATCTGCAACACTATCTAGGCCTGCTTGTAAGGGGGTTCTTTTATCGTCATCATCGGTCATTACGGTCTCCTAAAACTAAACGATCACCAGAGACAATCTCTGGTGATCGGGGAGTAGTTACCGTCCGAGAACGGCCAGCGTATTTACGCTAGGCGCTATTGTATTCCGCTGCTCCCCGACCGTAGTCGAGAGGCAGCATCTGGGTGACGGCTGATGCCATTGCCGTCTCGGAAGGGGTAACTAGCCCCGGATCAGCCTTTTTCGCTGATCCGCATGCATGTTAGCCAATCCAAATAAGTTTAGCAATTAACGAAACGCTGATTATGGCGAATCTCTCACCGATGGGTCGCCCAAGTATACATGCTTAAGGGCAGCTTTCACGGATTTGCGCCCGTAGCACGCCGTAGTCTTGAACAGCCACCGGGAATGCCGCATTGCCTGATGCAGCTTCAATTTCATCCGCTAACTTGTTTTGAAATTTGCGATCATATTCCTTGATCGGCGGACAGGTGGTTGCCGGGTTAGAATTTGCCCCGGCGCAAGCGGTCAACAAGCTCACTGCGAGTACGGGGAGCATCCAGCGTTGCACGAAGTTGCGCATTTTTTACCTCGATGATTTTTTTGAGTTGGTCGTTACGTTCAGCACTCCGGCCTGCCTGACGTGCGCCAAGCAAGACAACCAGAACCGAAAGGCCAGCTGCGCCCCATCCAAGGAGGCGCAGCATATGACCCGACAGCCAATTTTTAAGAATGCTCCCCATCAACGAAGCCCTTTCCGGCGGTCATCGATCCGCGCCCACAGCATGACGCCAATACCAATCAACGTAACCACTAGCAGCAGCCATTTCGCCGCCTCCAAATAGGGAGCAATAGCCATCAACGTGGTGGTGGCTGGCTCCAAGGAATCCTGAATGGCTTCGATTCCTCCAGCGCCCAGCGTGCCTGCCGTGGCAACTTGGCCGCCTTTGACCGTGCGCGAAGTCTGCAGGCTTTTTTGACCCGGCTCCACCCCAGCCAGCACCAGCGCCTTGGTAATTTCAACATCACTGTACGGTTGCTGGCCGTTCTCATGCTGGATGATGGCTTCCAGCACAGGCTTCAAATGTTCGAAGCGATGCATGTCCAGCGTTTGTAATGCGGCGAAGCCTGTATGGCGTGCAACCGACTGGATATAAGCCTTTGTATTGTTCTCCACGGCTGGTGCCCAACGCGTGATGATCATCTCAATGGTGCAAAGACCGTATTTATCCTGATAGGTGATGAGCAGTCGAGCCAAAGCACGGATGCCATAAACGGCGGATTTGAACATGAAAAATTCCCGGTCGTTCTGCTCCTTGGCAAGTCCCTGCCATGGGTCGTTTGAACGGCGGATGTTGCCGGGGTTGTTGTTACGGATGCCGCGCGGTTTTTGCGTCGTCATGGTTTTTCTCCTTTGTTGAAAATGAAAAAGCCGCCTTGAACGGGCGGCTCGGAAAGCTCGTGTGTGTGATTTTTATCGGTGAAAAATACCTCCTTTCGCGGCAATGCCAGCCACCAGTAGGGCAAGAAGCCCGACCGTTACCCAGCGCACCAGTGTTTGCAAAAATGTCCGCTGCATGATTTTGATAGAGCCTGCAAGATCGCGCAGCGTGCGGATATCATGGGCGGCATTCTCATCGGCAAGGCCGACTTCCTTCAGGGCTTTTCTTGCGCCCCGACAGGCAGCCTGCTCCAGCAGGGTTTCAAATTCGCTGCGCGGTATGACAATCATGTCCTCCCGCTGCGGTGGTTTGGCAGCAGACATCACTTTTCTCCTTCTCAAGGTTATTGGTCAGCGGTGTGAACGAGTGAATTCTCGACCACCGCCGATATTTCGATGATTTCCCCGCGCGGGCGGACAGCCAAAACCCGTGCCAATACGCCCCATTGCTCACCGACACCAAAGGAGAAGTGCGTGCGCTCTTCTTCCGTGCCTGTGTAGGGCGTAAAATCGATTTCCTCCATCAACTGGAGCTGGTAGTCGCTCCCGCCCGCAGAAACCGTCCACGGGCCGCTTAATGAGCCGTCCTTCCGGCGCAGAACGACATAGTGCGTACCAGTGTCAACAAACGTCACAGGCTCGGACAAGGTCAGGACAGGCTCGGCGTAATCGATTACATCACCGGCTTCTCCCCAGCGCGGCATGTCATGGGAAATGGCAATCAGGTCGCTATAGGTCGGGATCATACCTTCCAGCTCAGTGCGGAAGGATACAATGCGCCGCCGATAACGGTTGGCCGCCGCCATATACATCCCCTCGCGTGTGGCCTGGTCTTTATCGGTGCAACCAAACAAGGAGACTGTGGCAGGCTGTTCGGCGGCGCTATCGGGAAGGCTGGCAATGACTTCGTCCTGTTTCCAAGTCTTCTGGTTGAAAAACTCGACCTTTACGCTGTCAGCAGTGTCTTCTCCCGGCATGACGAAGTCGATCTTGAAACTGCCTTTGACGATATTGCGCGGCGAGAACATGGCCACAGGAAGCGCACGAGACTCATCACGGGCAAAACGAACCAGTCCGCCCTGCAGAAACGGCAGCGTGCGACCGCACCGGGCGACTTGCGTCAACGCATCCCACACGGTCAGCTTCCGGTCGAAAACGCCGTTGAAGGTATCGCCTCTGGATGTCCACACCGCATCCAGCGCCACCAGTGCCATGAGATCAATCCGGCTGTCAGTCAGCTTTGCGCCATAAGTGGCTTTCAAAATATCCGCCAGCGCCCATGCAATCGAACGCGTTGGCTGCAGATCGCTCCAACCTGTATCGGGATGCCAGCTTTTCAGTTTGCGGGTGGCGATACAATTGACCATGCGTGCTGACCGCTGTGACAAGTTATCGGTCGCCCGCATCTTCATGGCCAGCAAGGTCACATTCCCAAAATCCGCTTCACCCACCAGATGCGCTTTCAGCGCGTTCCAGTTGATATCGTTACCAGCGCGGGCCGAATTATCCTTGCCATTGGTGCGCAAGGCTTGAACTTCATAACGGCCAGCGGGAACCGGATATTTATAGGTGAGCCGGATCGGCGTATTGGTATTGGCTGTATGACTTTCCGCCGCCAGCGTTGTCCATGCACCCAACGCATTGCCTTCATCATCGATCAGGCGGGCCTGCACCTCCCAAGAGACTGTCCGACTGGCCAGCGATCCGTTGTCATTGGCGTAATACAGCCCTTTGGGCATGACCACATCCAGCGCTAGCAGATCTGTTGTGGTTTCGGTGGGGTTGGCGACAAACGGGCCGACCCAATCCCCGCCATCACCCAGCGCCAACAATTCCTGCCCCGCGATTTCTGCTGCCGTCACCACATCCGTATCCAGCAGCGTAACCATGCCACCGGGCGGTACGATTTCGTAAGTGATTTCTTGAAACGAAGTGATCGGCGTGTCCTCGATGCGGATTTGCTCGATATCGTATTCACCCTGACCAATGACGTGCAGCTGGTAGAGATACTGCTCATTTCCGCCAAATTCGGAATATGGCGTGGCACCGAAATCGGGATAGATCACATGGCGGCCATAAACGACCGGGATTGGCTCACCCAGACGCGCCGAATTGCCCTGTGCCTGAATGGAATAGGTCGGGCTGGGGCTGGTCGCATTGTAATTACTGATTGCCGAGCTGGGCATCGGCGGCGGGATTAGCGCGTTGACGAGCACCGACCCTGCCAATGCCACGCCAGCCGTTAATAACGAAACACCCACCGCGCTTGTTACGCCCATGGCTGCCCCTAGTGCTGCGCCTGCGTAAGGTGCGGCCACCATGATGGCAATGGTCAGCACTGCGCGGAAAATCTTGCCGCCACCACCGCCGCCTTGCGGCAGGGTGATAAAGGAAACAACTGTCTCCTTTTGAAAAATGACGACAGCCCAATCCTTACGCAAGACAGGTTCCCCATCAACAAGACACAACGTGGGCTTGGAGAACTCTGCAATCCCGCGCTCATTCAGCCACCCGCGAATTGTCTGACCAATGCGGGGCGTGAAAATGTCCACGTCCTTGTGCAAATAGAACGGATTATAATGGATGGCGATTTGTGCCATGCGCGTGATCTCCGATGTAACGATAAAAGTTTTCAATTTTCCAACCTGTCGAACTGAGACTGAGAATGTTTTGGAACACCACCCCAGCGCCTTGGATGCAGTGCAGAATTCCGCCACCATCCACATCTAGCCAAATGCCGACATGAATTGGGTGGCGGGATTGACGCATGAGGGCGATATCGCCTTCTTGAGGTTTGCGGACGGTGTCCCAGCGCTTGCGTTCCGGGTGCGCATCAATGGTGCGGATCAGTGCTTTAAGGTTGTTTTCCTCCACTGGGATAATTTCCAGCGTTCGCCCGTACAGGCGGCGGTGAACTTCAACCACCAACCCCCAGCAATCATAAGCATCCGGCCCATCCGAGGCGACGATCCACGGTTTGCCGATATAATCAGTGGCCCAATGTGTCATCGTGTCAGTCCTGCGAAGCGTAAGGCGTTGTAGGTTTCAGAGGGGAATGCCTTGTTGCCAACATCGAGCATCCGCGCACGGCCTGTTACCCGTGAGGTATCAGCGCTGACTTCCGTTAAAACCAGCGTGAACGGCGGCTCCATCTGTGGGCCTTCCAAATCGTCCGACAAATACGGACGGTAAGTGACCTCGATCTTGCTCTGGCTGTCCGATGCCGCATCCAAGTGCTTGACGATCTCGCGGCTGGCATTATCCAGCGTGATCGAGATTTCCGGCACGGGTGCGGTATCAATCGGCGGCAATTCCAGATCAAATCCCATGGCGACAAACGTCACCATAGCCCCAGCATTCAACGGTGCGGCTGCTTCCAGCCGAGCCGTCAAATCCTGATTGTCGCGCACCACACGGATGGCAATTGGCTCACCGTCATCATCGACAAATGACGGATGGCGCAATTCCAGCGTATGCAAGATCACAACATCGCTCGGCGCGGAGGCATACGCCTCGCGCAGAGCATCACTCAGGGATGTGTTGGGCATGACTAGATGTCCCAAGCCTGATCGGTCAGATACTCAACCGCGATCCCATTCAGGAACAAGGCCTCGATCTCATCCGAGCGCAGGCGAATATCTTGGATCGTTTGCAAAAGTCCATCCGCTTTTTGCAAAAGCTCTGTCTGTTTCTCATCCAGCGTTTTCAGTTTGCCCAAGAGGTAAATATCAGCCAATGCGTTTTGCTGTTTCCATTGCGGGGCAATGGCGAGAATGCGCCGGGCGGCCTCTTCCTTAATCTGCTTGATCAACTGGCTATGCTTATAGATCAGCGCCAGCGCCTCCTCATCAGCTGCAGCCTTGCTCCCTGTCGGATACTCTTGCTTTTCGGCAAAGGCGTAATAATGCCGCCCATCGATTTCCGCCAGATGAATAGGCGCGACTTCACTTTCGGCAAAGCTCAAGGCCTTGCCGATCACATAGGATCTGATTGTCATGGTTTTCTCCTTAGAAGATGACGTTGGTTAGGGATAAAACGTTATGGAGGTTGGCGGGCTGCGTACCGCAAGCGCCCACGGAGTTTTCTCCGCACGCATCAACACGCCCATCGTCATAAAGCACGCTGATCCCCCATGCGGTATAGCCGTTGCCGTACAGGTTCCAATCCTGAATGGTGCCGCTAATACCAAGGACTTTTTGGAAGGTGCTGACATTGGAAGCATGGCCGATGCCCAGATTTCCGTTGCCATTGTAGCCCGTACTCCACAACTGGTTTCCAGCCTGAAGAACGCACCCATCTGTTGAAACGCCACCCCCCATAACGGCTCGTGTAACATTACCTTGGAATGCGCCAGCAGGCTTGAATGGCGCAGCTACGTTTGCCGTGTTGCCATTTCCGATCTGGCCGTAACCATTATATCCCCAGAGATAAATCTCTTTCTGTTGGCTAATCGCACCGAATGCAGGATAACGACCATCCCCAGCAAATATGTCGGTAAAGAAAGCTGGGTGGATAATTTGCGTAAAGCTCGTACGATCAGTGGTATCGCCTAACCCCAACTGCCCATAGCCATTATAGCCAGTTGTCCAGATCGTCCCATCCGCACGCAGCACAAGACCGCATCCTGCAGGGCCATTTCCTGCCGTTGTATATCCAGCACTGGCCACTGCTTTTACGATATTATTGAGAGACGGATGCAAAATGGGTGTTTGACGTGTTGTGCCATCACCAAGGCCAAGCTGACCATTATTGTTACTGCCCCAAACCCAGAGATTACCGTTATCTTCGACAGCATAGGCGTGGTGCTGCATTCCAGAAAGAGTAACGCAAGTAATGTTTGTCAAGGAACCACAACGAACAGGGACATACTGGTTGGCGGTTGTGCCGTTACCCAACTGACCAGTGCCGTTAAAACCGCAGCCATAGACTTTACCATCGGTGGTTAAAAACAATGCGCAAGCGTAGTCGTAGTAATTTGGACGGCTAGGAATGACTTTGGCGATCTGAATATTATTTGCGACAAAAAATTCAATTCGCGTAGCGATAGCACGGTTGGCCGTATCTCCATGTCCCAACTGGCCATAGTTATTGTATCCCCAAGACCATACTTCACCATTAGCCGTAAGAGCATAGTTTTGAGCGCCACCTAAAAAGACCTCAACAAAGCGTGCATTGCAGTCTGTTGGCGTGAGTCTTGAAGGAATATACACATGGGAACCTGTTGGATCGCCATTCGAGTTATTGCTTCCAATGCCACAAGCCTTAATGGTACCGTCCGCCATAAGATAGGCACGAACGCCCGATCCACCCATGCCATTCACTTTAGCCAGCTTGGCAACGCGGCGGGACGGATCAACTGCCTGCGTGCGCCATGCGGGTTTGCCGTTAATGAGCTGAAGAATTTCCGTCTCCGCACCACGCGCTAAGCGTACAGGCGCATTGCCATCGTGAATGAGAATGTCGCCTTCCTCCAGTAATTGATCCGTGCCGGCGGCGAGTAAATCCCAATCCTCGCCCACCACCGGAATGACGTCCATTACATCGCGCAGCGCAATGTAGCTGGAGCCACGGTGGGAAACGGCATCATCCGGTACATACGTGGCTTCAGCTTGATACGCCCCGCGCCAGTTGATGCGAATATTGCCAAGGTCGATAACGGCCATGTTGTTCTCCTTTGATTAAATGTTGATGAGTAAATGGCCGTCAGGGCCGATAGAAAAATCCACGCCGGGCAGCGTGATGAACCACACGGGATAGTCTTTGGCAGCGAATGTCCCGTCGCCGCTTTCGGCCAGCAGCTTTGCGCCATCCTTGCGCAGACCATAAAAGACACCTTTGGATTCGATTGGCTCGTATCCACTTTCGTCTTCCTTGACGGCCAGCAGCATGCCTGCCTTTCCTATGAGATCGGTGGGGAGGTTGAGAGCGTCCGCCAGCGTTTGTGCGGTGTGCGCATGCTCCGCCGCCTGGTCACGGGATTCCTCTGCATCCGCGACAGCTTCGGCCAGCTGTTCACCAGCTGCCCCAAGGTCGTTCAATCCTTGCTGGATCGTGTCTTCGATATCCTTTATGGCCTTAGCGACGCTTTTAACGTTGCCACCTTCGGTCGGCACCACCGTCTGGTCATCACCGTGGACAATGTTGTGCAGGACTTGGCTGTCGCTTTGAACACGCGCAACCGCATCCTGCAGATCTGTCTGCAGGGTCATATCATTTCTCCTGTTTTTTAATTCAGCGTGATAGGCAAGGTTTGATGCACGAGGATGTGCAGAGCATTGCCCGAAAAAATAAGGCCTGCAGGGTCTTCACTCAGCAGCAAATTCAAAAGCCCCTCATCGAGAACAGGGCGCTCACGGATCTCAAGCTCCGAAGTAATTTCCCACAACGTGCCGCCCGCCAGCAATCGTGCGGAAAACTGGCGGGTAAACCTCGCTTCCTGATCCAAAAGACCTAAGCCTCCCAGCAGCGTGATTGTGAACCAGTTTGCGCCTTCCTTAGCATGCCAGCGATACCAGCCTTCAAAGACGGCATACTGGTCACGGCGCATGATCCAACGCACCGAAACTTTCGTCGGCACGTTGGTAAATCGCCGCCGTTGCCGGGCAAGGCCTGCCTCCATTTCTGTGCGTAGGATGGCATCTTCCGGCTGAACGGCATAACCCTGAACCGTGGGCAACGGCAGCGTATTCGGCCATGTGATGATGTCAGGCATTATCGGTAACTCCCCGCCGCAGGATTAAGGCCGTAGCGACGCTCCAGCGTTGATGCCAGACCTTCGCCACGCCCGATATTCCGCGCCATTTTGGTTTCGACTTCCTCGATCACTATATTCAGATCAAGGTTTCCAGCGCTGTCACGCCGCACGGTCGCAGAGGCTTCCGCCCCGGCGACATTGTTTTCGACCTTCACCGACACGTTGACGTTTGACTTTGACTGCAACGCGCCGCCCAACAGCTGCATTTGTCCGGGCGTAAACACCGCTTCGCCTTTCTTGGCGATAATCGGCACTTCATTGCCAACGATACCGCCCGTGTGAAAACGGGGTGCGCCACTGAAAACGCTGGGGTGGACACGCTTGCTGGCAAGGCTGTCTTGGCCGATAACGCCACCCGTGTGCGCTGTGGGGGCCGCTGCAGCACCGCCGCCGCCAAACAAACCACCGACAAACGTATTCAAAGCGCCTGCCAGCGGCGTAGTGATCGAGGACTGGATTTGCATACGGATCAGATCGGCGATGATGGAATCCGCAAAATCCCCAAAATCCAGCTTTCCGGTCTGCACGAAATCAACCAGCGTTACTTCCATGTTTTTAAACATGGAAGTAACGCCGCGCTCCGCCTTGCTGGCCATATCCTGTGCTTCATCCGTGACGGATTTCAGGCCACGTTTAATGCCGTCTTCCCAGCGCTTCGAGCTATTCAAATCCTCTTCACGGGCTTCACGCAGCATATCCTGATAGACAGCTTCGACCTGTTTTCTGAAGTCTTCATAGCCTGCCGCCGTTTGGCTCAAGCCCAGCATAGCTTCATTACGCCATGCCTCGGCTCGCGCTGTCACAGCATCCAGCGTCACGCTCAAATCTTCGTAACGCTTGCGCACATCCTCAACGATTTTTTCGCGCTCACGTTCGGTTTTTTGGTTTTCACGCTGCGCTTCTTGATAGCGCTTCTCGCTTTCCTGAAGGCCGTAGATTTCAGATACCAGCGATTTGATTTGCGATGCGTATTCACCTTGTGCCGCACCTTGTTCGCCTGTCAGATCAATTCCGGCGCGGCGCAAGGTTTGTTCCTGCTCATTCGTGATCATGGCGCGGCGCACGGCTTCCTCGCCTTGTGCGCGGGCAGCAGTTAGGCGGCGCAACGCCTGTTCTTCGGCCTGTAGTTCTGTGATGCGTTCCTGCAGCCGTTTTTTATCTTCATCAGACATACCGCGTGAGATGGGCTTTGGTGCTTCTGTTTCAGATGGTTTCTGCTGTGCCTGCTGAGGCTTGGGATTGCGCAATTCATCCAGCGCGGCAGCTGCTTTTTTGGCTGCACGTTCGGCGGCCAGCAAAGCCAATACTTGCTGCTGCACATCTTCGGCCTGTTCGCCGAAGTCAGGATATTTGGTAGCCAGCTTAAATAAGGCTTCCGAATATTCCTGTGCGGAGAGCTTTCCCTGATTGAAGGCTTGGCGTGTTCGATACAGCTCATCCTGCAGCGGTGTGCCAGTGCGGGAAAACTGATCCCAAAACCCTCCGATTCCTCCAAACTTCAGTTCTTTTTGAAGATCGGTAATGTTTTCTTTGGCCGTTTCCAGCTGCTTGGTGAAGCGATAGATGGATTCCGTTTGCGTCAATGCGGCAGTGCTTTCTTCTGCTGCCTTGGCCGTCAAACCCAGCTCCTCCTTAACCTCCTTTAATTCCTGCGCATGGTCACTGGCCGCCTTGGCCGCAGCGTCATGCCCGGATGCCAGTTTCACCAACGCAATGCCTGCCAGAATGGCCAAGCCCACAGGCCCACCCACCAGCGCCAAGGCGGCACGGAAACCGATCATGGCGACAGTAGCCAGTTTGGTCGCACCTTCCATGACCACCAGCTGCACGGCAAAAGCCGTGGACAAGCTGGCCGCCAATCGCAGACCAACAACCATCCCGGCATTGCTCATGATGGCCGCATTCAGCATGGCAACAGCACCCGCGACCGTGCGGGCGATCACAAGACCACCAATGGCGGTGACAGCCAGATCGGCATTTTCGATCAGGAATGATAAGGCTTCGGCGGCGGTAACAATCACCGATCCCAGCGTTTCGCCCAGCCCACGCGCCGCATCCTGCACGGCAGGGTCGGACAGCGTATCCGCCAACGTGCGATAGCCAACGCTCAGGCCGTCAAGGAATCCTCCGGCAGCAATCGTGCGTTCGATTTCCAGAATGGAATTGTTGAAACGGTTGAGTTCTGCGCGGGCATTTTGTGAAGCTTCCGGCACGCCATCCGAAAATGTACGACGAATTTCATTTGCGAAACGCGGCAGGAATTCATCGGCAATGACTTCGCCTTGCTCCAGCATTTTATCCAGCTCGGCGGTGGTGATGCCCATACCGCGTGCTGCAAGCTGGAATGCGCCATACAACCGCTCACCCAATTGGCCGCGCAATTCCTCGGTTTGCACCTTACCTTTGGACATGATCTGGCCGATAGCGCGTAAGGCGCCATTGGTCTGATCAACCGAAAGCTGGAGGACGGTGGAGGCTTCAGCCACGGCGGTAAAGATGTCGCGCGTGCCTTGCCCGGCCAGCGTTGTGCCTTTTGCCGCCGCCGCGATCTGCAGATACGACTGCGACGTTTCCAGCAAATTGAGGCCAAGGCGTTCGGATTCCGCCTGCAAGAACGCCATCTCCGCTGCCGCGCCCTGACTGCTGCCTGTAACTGCCGCGAGCGCCGTATCCAAGCCCTGAAATGCCATACCTGTTTCATTTACGGAACGAATGCCACCGATAATGCCAGATAATCCTGCATATGCGGCGACAAGGCCTGCTGCTTGCCGAAACACAGAGTTGAGCGCCCGCGCGGTCGTATCCACAGCCTTTAACCCAGCATTGGCAGGCGCAGTTGCCCTATCGATGCGGTTGAAAGCCTGCTCACCTGTGCGGCCAACGCGCTCAAAGGTTTCCTCAACCCTTTTGCCGTCAACCACCGCGAGGCGGATGCTCATGTTTTTCTGTGCTGATCGCATCAGAGATTAGTCCTTGTTTTTGATTTGGGCTTTGGTCAAACCCACGCTTACGGCGGGCAAAAGCTCGGCCATGACCTCGCGGCCGTAACCAAGGGCATCGGAAAGTAGGAAGGCTTCCTGCAGGGGGAAACGATCACGAATTTGAGAGCTGACTTGCATGGCGACATCCCATGCCTGCCATCCCTCTAGGCTTTCGCAGTCGTTTTTCTTGTACGGGCAGTCCGCGCATTCTTCGGGGCAGGATTTGCAGTATTCAGCGCCGTCCCCGAAGTGCCACTCTGCCCGGCGCTCAAGTCTTTTTTTTCCGCATCAATCAACTCCCGTACACCTGTGTATTGCTGGGAAAAGCTGGCAGCGATTGACCAGAAGCCCGTCATCAGCTCGTCAATCTTTTCGGGCGTTACGGGAGCCTTGGCATCGCCATCGGCTTCCAAAATACCGTCCCAATCAACGATGGCTGTACGGGCAAGGCCACGCGCTAGATATTCCTCGGCCAGCGCTTCGCGGATTTCCACGTTGTCGACCTGTGGCAAATCATCGACCGATGCGCCGATTTCCTTTCGCTTTCGGTATTCCTCACCAATCTCCGTCAGGCGCTTGTTCATGAAAGCCCGTGCGGCATAGAAAATCGGGCTGGTGCATGGGCGTACTTTCACGCGCACGCCAAGGCCAAGTTCCAGCCAATACGGTTCGGTCTTAATATTGAGTTTCAGCATGTTGTCTCCTTGCTATTCTCGTTGAATGAAGCGTGTATGCGGCTCTCACAAACAGTAAGGAAAGTCCGCATGATTAAGTCTCAAAGCCGAACCACATACAGCTTCAGCACGCCCTCCGAAGAGATTGCAAAAGCCATAGAAATTCTTAACCGTGATCAGTTTTGTCGGGAGCTGGTCTTTTTATTTGCCCGGATAAAGGGAAGAAAGCGCCGGAACACGCTGCTGCGCGTGGCCCGGCATTTTATCAATACGCCTCCACATCATTGATCAGCGTTATCGTGACCATGTGGCCAAGCACAGCATCCTTTGCGCCTTGGAAATCGTATGACGCTTCAATGCCATTCGGCCCGGAGATCGAACGCTTGGGCTTTGGCAAATAGACCTCGTGGCATTCGATAATGAGCTGGCGATCAGCATCAATTTTGTAAGCCAGCTCCATATCAATCGGCACACCTGACCGCGCGGTATTCATCAGCGAATTATCGGCATAGCGCACGGCGATATTACCGGAGAGCGCAGCAACACCGGGATCAACACCATCGATCTTGCCGTCATCGCGGATGGTTTCGATGCGCTCCAGATTGTTGTTGTAGGTCACGCTGGCCGAGGTCACGTTGCCCAACGGGTTGCCACCTTGTTTGACCGAACCTTGGAATTGCGAGAAGCGGGTATATTCCGCTTCTGCCGGGCTGGCATCATGCGTGACGTTTTGCGGGATTTCACCTTGACCGATCAAGTTGATGGTCACCTGTGCTTCACCGCTGCGTTGGAAGTTAAACGCGATGGAGTTTGCCCGGATGCCCGTGAACATCGGAAAGTCAGGTATTTCCGGCATACCGACTTCAACCGCAAGGCTCGGTAACGTCACGCCACCCGATTTAAATTCATGTGTGTACGGCCCAGCGCCCGTTGTCGTCGGCGCACCGAATACGGCTTTCAGCCAATGCCCGATATTGCGCAGATCTACCGGGATGACGATATCGCCATCGACGTTGATCACATCCTGGTAGGGCTGGGTCGGATCACGACCAAGGCCAAGGACGTTGGATTCAATCAGCCCCTGTGCCGAGTCCAGATCACTGGACACAAATGGCACCAAATGAAACGCCCCCGAAGCGGGGGCGTTTCCATAGGCGTTTTCAAAACCGATAATCAGGCGGGCATTCCACCCATATGCACGGGACATGGCGTTTCTCCTTTAATTGAGAGGGTTGGTAGTTGAATATTCGAGGATGATGGGAACGACCGCAGCCTTGATAGTCGGCGCACCCTCGATGGTTTCGGACAGAAATTCCGGCGTTTCGATATGCAGATAATCGACAAGGCCACCGAGGCTGGTCTGTCCGTCCAGCGCCTGCGCCAGCATCGTGAGCAAATCATCCAGCGCCTGATCGCGCTGTGCCTGCTCGGCGTGCTGTACCAGTGCCTCGATCTCAACGCGGTGCTGATAGTGATAGCGCGGCGGCGATAACGTCACCTCCGGTTCGCCCGGATCGCCGTCGCGCATAATAAAAAGCCCCTCGGAAGGGACTTTTGTTGGCAACTGCTCGTTTCGGAGGGTGGATACCCCGGTGATGGTGTCCTTCAGGCATAAAAAAAGACCCGCAAGGGCCTGTTCTCGTTTCGATGTCATGTTGCTCTCAATCCGGCCAGTTTTTCAGGATCAGCTGCGGCAGGCGGTCAAACCAGCGCTTGGCTTCTGTGTTAAAGGTTATCAATCTCGGCAGTTGCACTTGCGGTACCAGCCAGAACATCACCACCGTTGTCAGGCCACTGCCTTTGCTAACGGCGCGGTCACTGGCCTTGCGGAAACCACGCAGTTGTCCGCTTTTCCGGTTGTAGGAAGCGCGAGCGTTATCGACTACCAGCAAGGACGGCTTGCCACTCCGATACACGAAACGTAGCCTGCCATAAGTATGCTCTGGGAAGTTCGACGGATTGATCCGCTTTCCTCCCACGCCGCGCTTGGGCGCATTCGGTGTCGGGATTGCCAGCCACCATCCATCCTTCGAACGAATGACAGCGGCATCCTCAAACCCTTCCATGATCCGGCTGGCCTTGGTGTAAACAACCCCGGCAGCACGAATGGAATTCTGGCCCTTGGGATAATTATCCCCGCGCCAAGTATTCGCCATGCGCTGGCCAAGGCCAGCGCTCGTCACTTGCCTGCGCATCGACATTTTCAGGCCGTCCGTGGTTTCGCGCACGCCCAGCGTGACAGCACGCTCCGCCGTAGCGAATTCAGCCTTCATGTATTCTTTCAGGTTTCCCTCAAAGGCAGCTTTAAGACGCATAGGCTTCGACTTTCAGCACAAGGCCATGTTGATCGCGCACAGGCTCTCCCTGCGTCACATACGTTTTTCCATCGATGATGATCTGGTAGATCATCTTTGCCGGGTCGAGTTCCGCAAGACGCAGCTCGAATAGATCTGTCCCGGTATGCACGCGGGCATCCATCACATCGACAACGCGGTCGGGGAAGCGATGAATGACCACGGCATCGGCTTCGGTGTTATCCCGAAAGACCAGATGCGCTGCCTGCCCAAACTTGGCAAACAGCGCATCCACCGCCTTGGAAGCTGAAGCGCGGAAGCTCATTCTCCCTTACCGTCCTCTTCTTTCTCCTTTTGGATGATCTCCCATGCCTGATCACGCTGTGCGGCGGTGATATCTGCCCCCAGCGCGGCCTGAATGGCATCCACGTTCGGTTTTCCGTTCTTGCCATAGTCTTTGGCAGGATCAAGCCCGGCAATTGCCTCAACGATATCCTCTATCGTCGGGGCGGGCTTCGTGCCGGAGCCTGCAGGCGGGGTTTCGGTCTTCTGGGCGTTGGTGGCCGGGGCGGCTTTCTCCTGTCCGAGGGCAGAAGCGAATTCGCGTTCGATGAGCCTTTTGGCTTCATCTTCCACGATATCGACCACAGCGCCGGGCAGATAGTCTTTGCCGTTTACGTTCAGAGTGATGATAGCTTTGATTTTCATGGTCATCCCTCCTTAGCGTACCGTTGCACAGAACGAAGCGTTCGGGCGGTAAGGCACGATCAGCGGTGCAGATTGCAATAGCAACCAGCGCACCGCAGGGTCTTCCTCCAGCCACGACTTCGAGAAGAAGCGCTGCGCCCGGTATCCGGCTTTCTCGTCCTGAATGGCACCATAGCAGCGCGTGCCTTCCAGTTGCGTCGGGCTGCCGAGCAGAACCGTATAGTCCGGCAGCAATTTCTGGACGACATCGTTGTCATCGACATAACGGTCGTTATAGACCCAGAAATCAAGATCGCCGATAGTACCGACATAACGCGCCAGATCATTGCCCTGACCGAATGCAATCGGCCCCAGCGCCAGATCTGCCGTATCGCGCAGGCGTCGGATATCCAGCAACTTCTCCACCTTGGGATCAGCCTTGAAGACGCGCCAAGCCAGCGCATCCATCACGACCGTGCGGCCCACCGCACCGGATTTCTCCTGAATGCGGGCAACCCAATCTTCAAGGTTTTCCAGCGCACTCACTCCGGCTTCACCCCAGCGGCTGCCGCCCGCCAACGCAACCGTCAAGGACGGATCACGTTGGAAATCGACCACGACGGTGGGGTAATTATCCCCGCTGACCGTGATCTTCCCGGTGCGCAAGGCTTCGGAAGCCATCACTTCCTCACGGCGGGTCAGGTTTTCCAGCTGCTTGGACAGCGTGCGGTTGACGTTGGCTTCAAGGCGTTGCTGCGGGGACAGCGTACCGCCAATCTTTTCACCAATCGAACGCTTCAGCGGACGGCTGGGATCAAAGCGGCGTTTATCCTTGGCATAGGCAGGCTTGAAGCTCTTGGTGGTGAAACCTTCATCATCCACCACCTTGCCAGCAACCAGTGGCGACACGAAAGGCGTGAGGCGCGGTTTGGACTTATCGATATCGAAGTGAATTTCCTCCGAATCCTCAGTTTGCTCCTGACCGAAAAATGCATCAAGCAGGAAGGAGCTGGGACGCTCCAGTTTTTCCACGACCTTGGACAGGACGTGGGTGTTGAAAATGTCGATAGACATGGGCTTTCTCCTTTTGTGAAAGTCGGTTTAGTTCTGGTTGCTGCGCAGGAAGACGCTCTTGGCACGCAACGCGATGCGCACGCTGTCCAGCGTGTGTCCCGCGCCCAAAACCAGAGCGTTTTCGTTGAATTCGCCGCTGAAGTAGATGACGGCCTGCACATCACTTGCGGCGGCATTGGCTTTTTCGGCCAAGATGGCATCAGGGATTTGAGAGCCATCGGCGCTTGCCGATGCACTCAGTTTGAATTTGCCGTTTGCAGTGATGCGGCCAAGGACTGCGCCTTTAGCCAGATCAGCCCCGGCGGCAATCGTGACCACCCGTTCGACGCGGGGGTATTCTCCCGCCAGCAGATTATCAGGGCTGTATTCGCCCTGATCTTTGAAGCCTTCAGCTCGTGTCATGGTTTTCTCCTTACTTTCTTGGGTTGGGGTTAGATGGCGGCAGCGATGCGGCTTGCAACAGCATCGATGTCGTTATCGGCATCGTCGCTGGCGGGCGTGATGGCCGGATTGGTGACCGTGGACATGACCTTCTCGAAGGAGGTCGTGGCTTTCGGCTCTTCCACCGGGGCGCAAGCCATCAACTGGCAGGCCTCGATGGCGTTGATGTCCGTGTTGAGCGCCATCTCCTTTGCGAGTTTTTCACGGCCTTTGGCTTCCTCGCTGCCGAGGATGGCACCGAGGCGTGTCTTTTCAGCGGATGCGCCTTCGCGCGTCAGCTGGGCGACCAGATCGGGGTGGTCTTTCTTCAAGGTTTCGATATCCATCGGTTTTTTCTCCTGTGTTGATGGGGGTTGGTTTTGGGCATTAAAAAAGCCCTCTGTACGAGGGCTTGTTGGGGAGGATAGTTCGGCGATCAATCCTTCAAGGCTGCCGACCCTGTCGGCCATACCAGCGTTGACGGCTTTCGCACCGATCATCACATCGCCACCGCCGTAATGGTTCTGCACATCTTCTACAGACACATCACGGTTGCGGGCGATTGTTCCGATAAACACATCGGCCATGCTGTCGATGCGTGCTTGAATGCGGCTTCGGCCATCATCACTGGTAGGATCAAGACGCTTGTGCGGGCTTTGCGAAGAAACGATTTCAACAGTTTCTGCCGATTTACCCGACTTGCCCTGATACATGCCGACAACGCCGATTGATCCCATCGCCGAGGTTTCCGACACAACGATCTCGTCAGCAGCGGAGGCAATCCAGTACGCTCCGGACGCGGCATCACCGGATGCGTACGCCACAACGGGCTTCTTGCCGCGCGCGGCATAAACCATGTTGGACAATTCCGACACGCCATTCACCTCGCCACCGGGGGAGTCGATATCAAGGATGATGCCTTTGATATTCGGGTTCTCCAGTGCTGCCGTGAAATCACGGGCGATCAGCTCATAGCTGGATGCACCGCTGATCATCGTGAACAGGTTGGCGTAACGGAACAACGGCCCGGCCACTGGAATGATAGCCACACCCTCACGCTCGGTCACGCTGTAGGTATTTTGCAGATTGCGTCCGAGCTTGGCGGCTACCGCCTGCGGACTTTCGTTTTCCCGTGCGGCGATTTCCAATATCGTATGCAATGCCGTTTCCGTGATGGCCCACGGCTCACCGGCTATGCGATTCCAAATCCTCATTATCTTCCTCCTGATTGTTGCAATAAAAAAGCCGCCCGAAGGCGGCTGGTATTTAAAGATGGTTGGCTCGTTTACTTGTTCAGCTCTTCTACAAAGTGTTCCGAAATTTGCACGACCGTATTCCAGTCAGCGATGATCTGTGCATGGAACACGGCTTGTGGCGATTTCTCTCCAAAAGAGTGCGTCATCCACGGTACAAAATTGCCAAGGGTTTCGATTTCATCCGAAAGGCGCTCAAATTCTTCAAACTGGTGCTTTTTCAATGCATCTGTTCGAAGATCTTCCAGTTCTTTCTCTCTTTTGACTTCCTCTTCGTTGGAAACATAGGGCGGTACATACAAGGGTATTCTATGCGCCAGCGAATGACGAAAGTTTTCAACGTGAGAAAACCATTTATCAAGCGTCTTTAGGTAAGCCTGAAACTCCGAAGAAAACGTATCACGCACAGCGCTGTATTTTTCCGCAAAGCCAATCTCACCATTACTCAGCGGCTTTCCCTTCTTATTTAAGATGCCTTTTTCTTTGACCCAAACCCATGCAAGGTTATCCAAGGAGCCATAAACATTCAGGATAAACGCTTGCAGATTGATAGCTAGATCGCTTAATTCTTCCGAAGAGGGCTTGTGATCAATATCGGGCGGACAAATCCGGTAAACATTATCAATGCATCTTTTCATGGTTTTGACCCGCCGGGTAAAGCCATGCATGGCAAACTCTGCAGCTTCCTTCTGCTCATATGTGCGCGTTGCAAACGTGAGGAGAAGGCTTTGGTATTTGCCTTCCACCTCAGCATAAGCATCCTGAAGCTGCTTAATATTGTCTTCCGAGAAATACATTTCTTACTCTTTGTCCTCTTTGTCAGATTCGTTTGGGTCAGTGGTGTTAAGTATACTATTAACATCGTTGATCGAAAGGCCCAGCTCCATAATTTTGGCTTTTTCACGCGCAAGCTGTTCTAAAACCTCCTCCCAGTCCAAGCCTTGCGATGCGCATTCATCTTCCAGCGTGGAAAGACCGATTTGCATGCGAAGATGGGCGGCTTTCGCTTCCTTGACCGGGTCAACCCAGCCACGACCAGGCCCGATCCATTTGCAGCGCGTCCATGCCGCGCGGCGCTCATAGAAATTAGGCGAATCCACGATGCCTTTATTGATCGCTTCTTCAAGCCACAGCTCATAAACAGGCTTGGCCCAATAAGTCGCCATCCATTGCCGCCGCGCATTGAAGTAACGCCACGCTTCGAGCAGCGCCGCGCGTGCGCTTGAATAGTTGGTCTTGGAAAAATCCTTCATCAACAATTCAAAAGGCAGATTAAGACCAGCACCGATATGGCGCAGCACGTTCTCAACAAACTGGCCGTACCCGCTATTCGGACGGCTCGGCGTAAATGGCGCAACCTTGTCACCCGGAAATACCGGAATGATCGAGCCACCCTGTAAGCGAATATCCCATTCATTGCGTGCGGCCAGATAATCATCGACCGATCCGCCGAACATCTCGCCGATGGCCTCGCCATCCAGCGGCGTTTCGATAAAGGCGGCGATCATGGCGTTGACCACCGCTGCCTGTAGCTCGGAACGCTCGTAATGGTCGAGCATCTTGAACATCGGCATGATCGAGGTCAGCAGCGGCTTGCCACGGTGCTGACCTGTGCGTTCCTTGTCATGGATATGCAGGACACGTTGACGGCCAAAGGCTGTACGGGCTGGAACGCGTTCCCAATCCTGCGCATCCATCCCATACCCGATATACGCATCGCCCGGATGGCTCTTGCGAACATGATAAGCCAGCGCTGCTCCATAACTGTCAATCTCAATGCCGGAGCGCAGAGTTTTTCCATCCTGCCGCCCAGCCGGGTTGGACAGACGGTCGCATTCCACCAACTGAATGGTCGTGGCATAGCGTGTGCCGCGCTGATCCAGCCAAAGTGGCAAGGCCAACGCTTCACCGTTCACAATGCTGGAGCGAAACACCAGCGCTGTCATGCCTGAAAAAGTCAGGGCATTGGCCGCATCGCATTCCGTGCTTTCCGCCCATGAGCGCCATTCGGATTCAACCTGACGCGCCCAGTCATCCGCCCATTCCTTGGTTTTGCCAAGAACGCGGTAATCCGGTGTGGCCGACAACCGCAGACCAGTGCCGATAACGTTATCAACCAGCGTTTGAATTGCGCCTGCAGCCACACCGTGGTTGCGGGTTAAATCCCGTGACCGAGACACCAGCGTTGGCAATTCAGACAAAAGGTCACTGTCCGCCGACCCCAGCAAAGGCATCCAGCTGGCCAGCTCCCGCGCACGCACGGAGGCAGCCCGGTGGGCTGTATCGCTCACGCGCATGCGAGGCGTAGCCTTAAGCGGCTCGCCATTTACGTCCAGTAATTGCACCATGGGTTTACCTTAGAAGCTTGTCCGAATAATGCCGCGACGGGCCGTACCCGTGCGCTTTGCGATTTCCGTTTTGAGTTCGTGGATGTATTTTTCCAGCCCATCGACATTGGCAGCGGTATAGGTCGTGCTGCCGTAGCCGTGCAGGCTGACAGTAACCTCCTGTGTGCCAGTCAAAAGGCGATGACGTGCCTCTTTGGCCTGCACCAGTCGGGTTTCGAGTTCGAGCAAGGTTTCTGTCATGATCAATCCTATTCGGCGTTGACTCAAAGCCAATAAATTCATAGCCTGAGTTTGGTTTTAAGAAATATCCAGCCGCTCGCAGCCATTAAGGCCACGGTGAAAATTTCTCTAATGTCTTTAAAAGTCATCCCAACTTTTTAGGGCTTCTTAATGCGAGCAAAGAAACAAAGCCCACGAAAGGTTGAATAAAGATGTCTACCCCTACGCAAGAAAGCCTGAAACAACAGGCAAAAGTAATCCGTAAGTTCCTGAATGAGAAATACCAAGTGGACGTTTCGCACGGCCACTGCATGGAACTCATTTCACAACTGTTTGGCTTTAAAGATTGGAATACGGCTACTGCCGCATTAAAACCAAAAGCCAAACAAGACCTATTGCCAATTCACATCAAAACAGTTGGCGATATGAAGAAAGCATTAGCGTTATTTGATGACGATACGGCAATCTTTGATGGTGAGTATGAATTCAAAATTCAGGATTTTATCAACGAAATAAATGCTGAAGATTGGGATGGGGATACCATCCTTACCCAAGAATTCAGCCTTGTTCTCGAAGAGTTTGTTCCTGACATTGCCAGCTTTAAATTAAAGATCGAGCATGAAAGTCTCACCATCTTTTAGAAGCTATCTGCTACATAGTACCTCCTTATAAATATGGATCATCGGCCCGCACTGATTTGCGTTGTGGGACGGTGACCCGTTTTTTGGTTTGCGATTGCGGTTTGGGCGGATCTGCCTGCGTTTCCTGCGTGACAGGGATTTCCACCCCGCGCGTTGGAATCTCGGCTTCAACCCCCAGCGCCTGTTCGAGACTGCGCCATTTGAATTCGCTCATGCGGTCGATACCGTAAATGGTAGCGGCTGCACGGGCGTACACGCGGCAGTCCAAGGCCTCGTTGTTGCGGCTGGGGTCTTTCTCCCAAGTCGCATGCGGAAAGCCCTTCACAACGCGAATAACGCGGCGCTCTGCCGTCAGCTGCTTGAAGTATTCATCCCCATATTGCGGGAAATGGCAGCTGCCGGGCGGGAAGACCGCACCTTCCGAGATTTCTCGGTCAGTCGGCCATTCCAGCTTCAGCCAGCGGTAAAGTTCCATCTTGGCCACCGGGCCAGAGACGTTCCAAACCCGCAGACCTCTGCGTTTGCCGCCCGTGTCGGCTTTGGATACGCTCAAGATGAGCGCCGTTTCGGCATCGCGTCCTTTCACCGCGACAGCCGTTCTTGGTTGACTTGCACGAGCGCCGTTACCACCCCAGACAGCCTGTGGGTGGTTGCGGACAAACCCGTAAACATCCTGCGTGGCATAGCCGCTATCCACCGCCATCACCCGGATGGGCATTGTGTGGCCTGTGGCATGCGGCCAATCCCGCTGCAGAACCTCTGTATCCAAGCGTTTCCAGATTTCTGGTCTGGCGGTATCGCCATCAAGGACGACGTAATCCACCGACCAGTTTTCCTTGTTCCGGCCCCATGCGACAATTTCGCATTCGATCCGGTCTTTCTGAACGTCAACACCCGCCGTCAGGAACAGACCGCCCATCGGCACAACGCCTTGAGCGAAAGTCTGCCGCCGTTCATAAAGGCGCTGCCATTCCGGCGCATCGGATGATTCCTCGTAAGGCTCACCTAGCACTGTGTTAACGAAACCCTTCATCAGATCGGGGTTACGCTTGGCATCTTCGAACATGGCGGCGGCATCACCCCACGAGAACCAGCCAATCGGGCTATAAAGCGACGACAGGTGGTAACCGATGGTGCCATCGGTGGACTCCGCCGTTGTCCGCCATTCACCACGCGCCAGCATTTCTGTCTTATGGTGTTCGTTAATCAGGCAACCGCAGCTCTCGCAAACGTACTCGGCTTTTTGCGGCTCATTTTCCGGCCAGCGCAGTTGGGTAAACCGCAAAGGCTGGAAATGATCGCATTCAGGGCATGGCACATGGAAAAACCGTTGATCGCTCTTCTCAAACTCTCGCTGAACCCGCGACAGTCCTTTGACGGTTGGTGTGCTAACCATGAATATCTTTCTGCGGCGTTTAAACGTGGCTGACCGACGCTCTGCCAGCAGGATCGGATCGCCTTCGCCATCAACGTCACCGGGATACGCATCAATCTCATCCATAAACAGGTAGCGGGCAGGCATCGAACGCAGGCCCACAGCGGAGTTCGCGCCTGTCATGATGAGCAGGCCGCCAAGGAAATCCTTGCTGAGAATGGTATTGCCGCTATCACGCTCACGTGCGGGGCGTACTTTCTCACGCAACTCTGGCACGTCATTCAACAATGGATCGATACGCTGCTTGGAATGACGCTTTGCCAATTCCACCGTTGGCGCAACGGCCATCATCGGCCCCGGCGCTGCGTGGATGACATAGCCGATCCAGTTATTGCCGCATTCCGTTCCGCCGACTTGCGACCCTTTCATAAACACAATGCGCTGCACGGGAGATACAGGCGCAAGGTGATCCATGATCTCCCGCAGATAGGGCGTGCGCGATGTGCGCCAGCGTCCCGGCTCTGCAGCCGATTTTGGAGAAAGAAGGCGGTACTTATCTGCCCATTCCGAAACAAGCAGATACGGATCAGGCGTTACCGCCTGCTGCCATAAAGTTTCAATTTCTAGACTGTCATACCCTCCTTCATTCGATATTGAGTTTAGCATCCCCAAGTTCATTCAGATGCTCCCGCACATAGCGTTCTATGGTCGTGTGCAATACATGCTCATCCACCTCCAGCTCTGCGGCCATCTGCGCAGAAATACGCGACGGCCAATTAATCCATGCATCCCTAAACTGACGGCCCAGCCGGAATACTTGCGCTTTGACCATGTCCTTGTTGATCAGTTGGCCTTTCTTTTCCTGCAGGCGCTGCCGTGCGAGATGCGCCTTGGCTATCTCGTGGGCGGTGCGTGCCTGCGTGAAACTGTTCATGCCATGGGCGGCGCGGCCATTTTCGGCCAGCGTTTGTTTGACGGAATTCATGGCCTCTTCGGGATCGATGTCCTTAAAGCCAGCCGGATCATGACGCTTGGTGTGATCGGTGTTCGCCTCCCAAGATGCATCTGCCTTGGCAATATCAATCGAGCCGTCGCTTTCCGGCGTAATACGGCCTGCTTTTATTGCTTTGCGGACGGCATTATCAGCAATGCCCCGATGCCGGGCATAAGCGCGAACAGAAACCCCCATAAAGCCTCACTTTTATTGATCTATTCAACTTTACTTCATGCTGAATTGAAGCGTTCATGACGATGCAAACCCAATGAAAGGAGCAACATCATGGCCACCACAAAGAAAAAAACAGTACCCAAGAAACCCTCGCAAAAGCCGCGCAGCATGCCCGCCAAGGTCGTAAAACCCAAAGCCAAGGCAGAGGCGACGCAGGCCGTTACCGAACCCACGACCAGCAAGAAAGCGCAAATCCTCGCGTTGATGGAACGCCCTGAAGGCGCAACCATCGACGAGATGATGAAGCTGACCAACTGGCAAACCCACACCGTGCGCGGTTTCCTTTCCCTGCTGAAAAAGTCGGGAAAAACACTGACCAGCGAACGTGCCAACGACGAGCGCCGCTACCGCATCGGAGAAGTCGCCGCCAAGGCCGAAACCTCAGCGTAAGCGCTCTTTTTCCAACTCCTCAAAACTCTGGCCCGTAGCGGCCAGAGTTGCTTTCTTCCCGGTAAACTCCTGCCAGCGCTTGACGATGACATCCGAGTATTTCGGCTCGATCTCGATCAGGCGGGCGCGGCGTCCGGTTTTCTCGCAAGCGATCATCGTGCTGCCGGAGCCGCCAAAGGCATCCAACACAATATCCTTGGTTTTGCTCGAATTATGCACGGCACGTTCGACCAGCTCGACAGGCTTCATGGTCGGGTGCAAATCATTCTTTACGGGTTTGTTCACAAACCAGACATCGCTCTGATCCCGCGCACCGCACCAGAAATGCTCATGGCCATTCTTCCAGCCATAAAGGATCGGTTCGTATTGGCGCTGATAATCAGCCCGGCCCAGCGTGAAGGTGTTTTTTGCCCAGATGATGAAGGTCGACCATTTACCGCCAGCCTCTGAAAACGCGCCGTGCAGGGTATGCAATTCCGATGAGGACATGCAGACATACATCGCGCCTTTGCAGACCATCATCAGGTTTGTACAAACGTCATACAAAAACGCCGCAAAGTCCTCACCCAGATTATCGTTCTGAATGGGGCGGGATTTGCCGCGCATCTTATCTTTGGCCGAGTTCGCATAATTTACGTTATAGGGCGGATCGGTGAACACCATGTCGGCCAGCTCTTCACCCAGCAGGGTTTGATAGCTGTCGATCAGCGTGGAATCCCCGCAGAGGATTTTGTGATCACCACAAAGCCAAAGATCGCCCAGCACGCTGACAGGGTTTTCAGGAACCTCTGGCGCGGCGTTTTCATCCGTCAGGCCTTCGCTGTCGGCTTCACCATCAAGAAAAGCATCAAGCTCTTCTTCGTTGAAACCCAAAAGGGCAAGGTCGAATTCTTCTCCGTCCAGCGCCTGCAGCTCTTGGCGGAGCAAATCATCATTCCAGCCTGCATTTTCTGCGATCTTGTTGTCAGCAATGATCAGCGCCCGACGCTGCACCTCACTCAAATGCTTCAGGCTGATCGTCGGCACTTCCTTGATGCCCAGCATTCGTGCCGCCATAAGGCGACCATGCCCGGCAATAATGCCGCCGTCTTCGCCGACCAGGATCGGGTTCACGAATCCAAACTCCGTCATCGATCCGGCGATCTGGGCGACCTGTTCATCCGAGTGGGTGCGAGCGTTCTTGATGTAAGGAATCAAATGATCCACCGGGAGGTATTTAACCTTAAGCGCCAGATCTGTAGTCATGTGTTTCTCCTTTTGGGTGCGCAGGCACGAAAAAGCGAGTGCGCACGTTTGGGTGCGCACCTTTGAAAGCCTTTCAATGCCTGCCGTTTTGGAATTACGGGTGCAGAGTGCGCACCCAGAAAAAAAGTCTGCGACTAAAAAAGTCCTGCGCCTTAGCCCGCCGCATAGGGGCGAAGTGTTCCGAGTACCTTTTTTGCCTTTGCCACCGTGCCTCATATGCAAAAAGCCACGCTGTGAGGCGTGGCTTCGAATGCAATGATCGCGATGATAGGTATTAAGATGGCAAAAAATGTTCGCCTTGTCCGTAACGATTATGTCCGAACATATTTAGGCAGCCTGTTCGATGGTCATGCTTCCATCTTTGATCTGTTTAATGAGCTTGATGATAAACTCCGCATACAACATCAGACGAATAAAGTTCTCTTCATTTCCGTATGCAAGGTACTCTTTGTCACCGTGCATGATCTTGTGTCTGAACAACGAATAACTATCGTCGGGCGTGATCTTGTTCGAGTCCCTGAACAGACCGCTAAAGATTACTTCCTGCAACATCTCAGCCGACCAGAAGTCAACGATCTCGGCCACGGTCTGAACGGCGACATCGTGCCGTACATCTGTCCGCTTGCCTTTAAGCTCTGCAGGGAGGTTGTCCTTGATCTCTTGCTCTACGCGCTTTCTAGTGAGCTTAGGCAGGATTCCATAAAGGTCACGCACCAGCCCATCGATCTGAGCAATCAGGGCTGGAACCGTAAGCAAATGCACATCCTCGTGATCAGCGTCCTTGCTCATTGCAATGGCAGCCTGAAATACCTTCAACCGTCCCGGCTCTATGTCCGCCTGCCATTCTCCAACAATTGTATTGAGGCGATGCCAACCATTGGCTTTGTAATAGCCAATCACGAACGGAATTATCTCTTCATTGTCGTGAAGGTCTTCCTCGATTACTAGCGCCAAAAGCTCATCATCACCAATCAACCAATGCTCAGAATGAAGGCGAACCTTTATTAAATGTTCGGGCGGAATACTGCGAATGAAGTCAGTAACGCCACGGAAGGCTTTGCTGATCTCAGAAAAATTTAACTGATCCTGCAGCGCATGAAATTGCTTTAACGCTTCTTGAAATGGCCGCGTTTGTTCTTGGATTTGCTTCATCAACTCCTGATAGGGGCTGTGCATCTTAGTAATCTGATCAACGAAAGGGGTGATGCCTTTGGTAATTTCATCTATCGCCCGCATGTGCGAGGGCATGCTTATACTTAACGCCTGAGAAATCCCGCTAAACTGACCATGAAATAGTTTCCTTTGCTCTTCCATCTGACGCATATATTCGGTCACGGGTGACAAAGACAGCCCTTTGCTCAGAGCTGTCATCTTGTCATTCATCTCACGAATAGCTTTTAAGCCTTGTGGCTCCAGTATGTCTTTCAAATCCATGATTAGCCTTAATTCCAGTTGAAGGCTTAATCATATATAAAATGGGCTGAGATTTCAAACTAAGACCAAGCCATCGGTTGGGCTAATAGCAGTCAAACCAGCGCTGGCATGTCGCCAGTAGATGGCTGTAATCTCCCTCTGTTGCTTCATCAAGAAAGGCCGTGATCTCCTGATCTGACACCCCAGCGCGATAGGCTGCACGTTTACAAAGCCCAAGGATATTAAAGGCATTACCATCCTTGCCTGTCAGGCCGACGCGAACTTCGGGAAATTTCACCACCGATGGGTCGGCCATCCGCCGTCCGACATAGCGGGCGTAGCGGTAGCCTGACGGATCGACATACAGTGTTTCGCGCCCCGGCGATGTAACAGCAATGGCAAGGCGCGTGTGGTTGTTTTTCCACCCGCCCTTGTCGCCCAGCCAGTCCCGGTACGCCAGTGGCTTGGCAATAAAGTCGTCGTATTCTGCAGCGGCCATTTCCCGCGTTTCGATGATCTCGGTGTTGTAGGCCGTGCCGCTGCCGTAGCGGCTGCCGGATTCAATTTCATGCCAGTCGGCGGGCTTGCGGGCATAAATTACGCGGATGATATCGCTCATGCTTGCCCCCTTATATTTCCAGCGCGGGCAAGTCCAACCCGTACATATCGGCGATTTCGCAGATTTTATAATGCGCCTGACGGATTTGGCTGATGTCGTGCGCCACAATTTTTTCGGGCATCTTACGTTGCGATGGCGGCGGCGCGTGAATATGATTGGCCAATGCTGTGATCGCTTTGACCAATTGTTCTTTGCCGCTGTAATAAGCCTCGGCGCGTATCTGTGTGTTGGTTTTTCTCATCATTGCCTCCTTATTTCGTATCCTGCCCAAGCATGCCCTTGACCCATTCGATGGCATCGGAATCTGTGCCGTGGACATTCCACTCACGCAGACGTTTGATGGTGGGGTTCTTGCTGTCGTAGGATCGGCTGGTTTTATAATTGTTGATTTTGACAAAAATGCCGGGGATCAGTTCGACCTCCCACGCGGCTTCGATTTTGTATCCATCGCCGGGCTTTGGCTCTCCAAAGGCCTCAACCAACGCCCTGTAGCTGGTGTTGACCGTTCCCAAAAATCCAAAGCACTCGCGGACATCTGCAGGGATTATTGTCATCGTTACCTCCCTTGTTTCCGTGCCTTGCGGCCAGCTTCGTATGCAGCTTCTAGCGCGTCCTTGACGCTCCAGACCGCGACATCGTGAAAATCCAGCCCATCCGATTTGCGTTCGACTAGCGTTTCAATGTTGAGGTGCTGCTGGGCGATTTGGGTAAAAAGCTCATTCTTGGTCGGAGGCGCCTTGCGTGGGTAGATTTTACCCGTTACCTCGCGGATGGCGTTTTCAAAGCTATCGCGCCAGCCCTTGTCGGCCACCCTTGCAGCGAGGTGTTTGGCAATCGCGGTGTTGTTAATCGGCCCTGCAGCTTCGTCCTTGCCGTTTTTGATGAAGCTTAAGTCATCGGCAAGGTGTCGGCCAAAGCGGGCATCCAAAACGTCGCGGGCCTGTTCCGGGGTCAAGTCAAACTCTGCTGCCAAGAAGCGGCTGGTGGCGTCCCATGTCAGTGCGGCATCGTAGCCGTTCCTGACGCTGGTTCCCCAAAAGCCCCATTCGCTGTTTGCGGTCTTTAAAACTTCAATGTTTTTCATGGTTTTGCTCCTTTATTACAATCACATGAACGCTTCATTCCGCGCGCTTATCAAGCAAATAAGGCTCAGAAATGATTGCTAAATATGGATTTAAACGATCATTTGATTATCCAGAAAATCAGTGTAGTTTTGCCCCGATCCGCGCCAGCGCTGTGCGGTACATTTCCCACGCCTTGGTGCGTCCCACGCCGAAGCGCCAGCAGATCAGCTTCCAGCGCACACGCTCGGCCCGCAGCCACACAAGGCGGCGTTCTTCCGGCTCCAAGAATTTCAGCCAGACAAACAGAACCTCCTCCATTTCGGTGATATCCTCCATTGATGGCCGAACGCGCATTGGCTCTGGCTCCATTTGCAGGATTTCAAGCGGCTCACGGATGATGGCGGGCCATGCGCTGAAATATCCCTGCACCTTGGTATCCGGCAGCCGTCGCAACGTCCGGGCTGCTGAACGCAGACGTTCCTCGACATAGCTCTCGACTGGTTGAAGTTTTTTTTCATTGCTCATGGGCATTTTCCTTTCGATAGGTTGGAGATGTGCCGGAGCTGCGCTGCCGCCTGCTTGGGGGCAGCGACAGCGATACTCCGTAGGAGTAAGGGGATTTCTGCCAACTTGCCAACTGCTCCAAGCCCTTGTATGGCTTCACTTTTTGGCAGTTGGCAAGTTGGCAAACGCAGATGGCAATTGCCATCTGCTTTACGGACGAAAAACCATGAATGATGCGGCTTTAAACCCGATTCCAGTCGGCAGCCAGATGGCAGGCAGTTGGCAGTTGACGGGCAGATGGCAAAGGAGATTCTCATCAGATCGTCTCCTCATAGGCTGCCGCCGAAGTGACCCATACCTGTGGATCGTCGACTGGAATTACGTCACCCGATTGCGGGTGTTTGAAATGCGTGGGAAGGATGCGCTGGTTTTTCCCCAGCGTCATATCCTCGACACAGAGATAGCCATGTCGGCTGCGCTGCGCATGCGGCAGGCCGTACTCATCTGCATTTCTGAAAAACTTCACATAGCCTTTGGTGGCCAAAACATTGAGGCGCTCACGGATGGCGCGATTGCTGCCGAGGCCTGCTTTGTTCTCGTATGTCTCGGCAAACTGGTTGACGGTGAAAACATTGCCCTGCTGGGCGGCCTGATAAATCAGGCGCACAATAACTTCCTTCTTGCGCAGGCGCTCGGCATCAAGGCGTGTGCCGTGCTGACGCATCACAAGGCGTTCACTCTGGTCGGTAAGCTCGTGCCACCCGCCACTGGTGCGCTGGATGGCCTTGGTAGGGATTTCCGCGCCATTGCGCAATTCAAAATACAGCGTGCGATCCGGTCGCGCGTCGTCAGCCCGGTGCAATACTATCCCTGACGTGTAATACGACCGCAGCGAACCAGCGCCGCTGAGAGCTTGAAACGGGTCTTCCTCAACGCCGCGCTTGGGCATCTTTCTCGTATGGTGGGCAAGAATGATGCCCGCATCAGGATTGATCTCTTGTCGCAGGGTTTCAAGCCGCTGCGTCAGGAAAAACATCATGGCATCGTTATCATTCTCACCGCCGATGCCGCCGCCATCAAAGACATTCCGCAAAGGATCAATGGCGATGATATCGGGTGGTGCATCACCGAACCGGCTTTTGATGGCCTGTATGATTGCGACCAGGCCATCGTCGTTGAGGATTAAGCTCGTCTGCGAGGTGACAATGAAATTCGACTGCAGCGACTGCCTATCGGGCGGAGGAATCTGTAGCCTTTGAATGCGCTCCCGAAGATAGTGATATTGAACCTCGGCTTGCAGATAAAACACGCGCTGGGGACGCGCAGGCGACATACCCAGAAAGGGAATGCCCGCCGCCATGTGTGCCAACAGGGAAATCAGGAAATCGCTCTTGCCGACTTTAGGCGCACCCCCGAATACTAGCATGCCGCCCGGTGTCAGCACGCGCGGTGAGATTAAATCATCCGGCATGGGCCGCCTGTCGGCCTGCAATTCCTCAATGCTGTAAAGGGGAATGGTTTTGCGCTGCTGTGGTGGGGCTTTGGCGGCCACACGCTCCCAGCGTTGCAGGATGTCTTGAATATCCAGCCCCTCGGCTACCGCGTCGGCAGCGTCCCACGCCTTGGGCTTGTCAGGCGGTATTTTCAGGATATGCACATGCACCGCACCAGCGCGGGCGGCAGCACTGGCAACGTTGCGGGCATAATCCAGTCCCGGATCGTCATGATCCGGCCAGATGATAACCTTCTTCCCCTGCAGCGGAGACCAGTCCGTCTTATCGATGGGGGCTTTCGCGCCATTCATGGCCGTTGTTGCGCAGATGCCCGACATGACCAGCGCTTCGGCACATTTCTCGCCTTCGACTACAACGACCAGCTCGGCATCCTTCATGCTCGGCTGGTTATAAAGGGGACGGACTTCCGGCGCTTTCATGACCCCGCGCTGCGCATCCCACGGCCTGAATTCCTTGGAACCATCCGGCAAGTCGTAGCGATAAACAGATGCGACGATCTTGCCGTCGCCATTCGTGTAATCCCATTTAGCTGTTGGGTTGCCGAGCTTCTTTGATGATGGGGATGATCGTGGGGAGGCCTGCGCAGACATGACACCAGCGCCGAGATAGCTTTGAACATCCTGCAGCAATGCAGGGAATTGGGTTTGTCGATCAAAGCCTTTGACAGCGGCCCAGAGGTCGAGAATATCGCCTCCAGCGCCCGTGGCGAAATCATGCCACAGTCCGGCTTTCTCGCCCCGTAGCTCAACAATAAGGCTGTCGCCCTTGTCGCCACTAACATTGCCGACCATGAATTTCTGGCCCCGCACCGCGCCAGCGGGGAGCAGATGCCGTAAAACCGGTGGCAACGCATTCAGCAGGCGCGGACGCAGATCTGAAGCCGAAGGCGGCTTCAGCGGAATAATCTTTGGCAACGGAGCTTTGTCCAACATCACCGCGCTACGCTTCCATCGCCGTCACCTTGTCGCGCTCGATGACTTTCAATTTTATGATGCCGTCCACCCATTGCAGGGCGCGGCCAACTTCGCGCACTTCCTTGATCAGCGTCTCGCGGACTTCCTGCAGGCGCTCATCCGTGAGGGTTTTAAGCTGCCCTACGGGGGTGTGTTGCACCCATTTGAACATCGCCATATCGCTGTTTTGTGCCTGATCCATGTCTTGTTCCTTCCTTGTGTGGTGTGGTCACACATCTCTGGTTTGCCGTTGGGATCAGAAACGACGACGAGGCAATGCATTTATTTTTGGTTCATGAAGTCCTCTATGAATTTTCTAAGTCTTTTCAGTCGGCTGGACATTGTTGTGCGAGGGATACCCAACAGGGCAGCAGCTTCGGAAACGCCATAATCTGACAATATCCGGTAGGTTTCCCGTAGATCGCCCGGCATAGCCGCCAGCATTCTGCGGATATCCATCTGCTGCTCGGCAACTCGCTGGCTTTGACCAAGGAAAACATCGCCCCACAGACCATCTTCCTGATCAAGGGTGTCTCCCAGCGTCAGTTGGCCATCCTCAGCGCCTGCTGGACTGGACAGAGAAACCATTTGTAACCCTGTCCAGCGTTTCTGCCGCTCCGTGTCCCTGATCAGCCGTAAGGCGTTCAGGTTCACAACAGTTTTAATGAAGCTGCGTCTATCGCCTTTAGCCGGGTCGAAATCCGGCCACGCATGGAGATACGCCAGCATGAGTTCCTGCTGGATATCTTCATAATCGTCCTTCGTAAAAATCGGCATGCGGGTGAGGGTTTTTGCCCTATAGGCAATAAAAAAAGCGGCGTAGGAATCTACGCCGCTGTAGCTGTTTTTGGCCAT